TTATATTTATAATATGTTAAGTGCTTTTACGAAAACCACCCCTTCTCAAGATAAATTCTATGTTTTTAGATGTTTTCAACAATTACCGGGTGGCCTACCGTTATTTGATGCTGATGGTGCTATGAAACCTATTATTTATTTAAATCAATGTACATCAACTTCTATATTATTACGAGTATGTGATTTTTGGTGCACGCCCCCTCCTATAAATACTGCAAATCCAACAAATCCCTTTGATCCAGCTAATGGAGATAATACTATAATTTGTATAGAAATACCTATAGGTACGCATGGAATTTCTATAATTAATTATGCAGGAATTCTTTATGAACAACTTACAACTATATATTCTGAATTTGAATATATCCTTCCACCTGGTGGAACTTTAGAACTTACTCGGGAAACATATGACTATACAAGTATTACAAGAGCACAATTACATGAAATAGCCAGATTGGACCCGTTAAATGCGCCAATTCCAAATTTACCTATAAGATTTAACATACCTATTTATAAGTATACTTCATTTGTTCCAGATAACCGCCCATTTAAAAAAATAGCAAAAGATATATACCGTTATAAATTACCTGCACTTAGAAATATATTAGTAAGAAATATAATATATATGAGAGATCAAGCAAGTGAGTTATCATCTAGAATAATATCAAGACTACGGAGGAGGTCTGGTTATGCGCAATTAGATGAAGCTGAAGGTAGAAGAAAACGAAAACAAGGAAACAACTATAGTAGAAAACATAGTAGAAAACATAGAATAAACTATAGAAGAAACTATAGAAGAAACTATAGAAGAAACTATAGCAGAAAACATAGAAACAAACAATAAATAACAATCTAATTTTTTATATTAAAAGCTTAGTGTTCTTCTTGTTAATGCGCGATTATATTTTTTATTTTTAGATGTTTTCGCATATTTTATTATATATACTATAATAAAATATATTTGCTTTATTCCTCATAATTCCATGAATAATAATATCTCTCAAGAGAGGTATTTTTAAGATTAGAATATTTTAAAAAAACAGTAGCTTCGTTGCATAATATTTGTAATTCCTTTTTAAAATTAATAATATGTTCTTTATTATAGTTATTTTTCACACAATGATACGGATTTTGTATAATAATGCGTGTTATAAACTCTCGTTCTGGTGGATTAATTTCAAAAGCCCCAATATAATACGGACCTTTTTTTTGATCTATTGTTGGTGGATAATAACCAATATAAAAATAACGCTTTGAAACATTTACGCTCCCGAAATCACACATTTTATACATATCTTGATACATAAATGTCGGAAAAAATTCACTTATATGAACCATTTCATATATCCAAGTTCGTGCCCACTGTATTGCCGAAAAAGCTCTTAATAATTTTAAGTGTTTAGAATTTAAATTATTTACAAAATCTTTACCTGGACTATTTGTTTTAATGTCCTCATTAATGTTTTCTTTGAAATTTAAAAAATCTGCTTTAATAGTTTCTACATCTTCAAGATCTTCTAGATCTTCAATATCTTCAACATCTTCAACATCTTCAACATTTTCAACATTTTCTATTTTTTCTATCTTTTCTGTATTGCTAATTGAATTTGTTCTCAAAAACTCATAAAATGATGGAAAATCATCCATATTATTATTTATTGTATAATTAGCAGTGTTATTAACTTTATTATTCATTAATATATTTAATTTTCTATTAATATGTTTCCTTTTAGTAAAATATATTTTGTTAACTTGCGTTACTTGTGTTAATAAGAATGCATTGTTACAAACTATATAAAAAAACAGTATTATATTTGACTTGAGCATAGTATATATATAAAATAACTTTTATATGTTAATCAATACATATTTATCAATACATATTTATCAATTTATTAAATTCATTCTTTTTTTCACTTGTTAAAGGTTCATAACCTGTAATAATCTTTTCATCGTTTGCCTTAAAGGGGGAGTCATGTCCTTGAAAAGCTAACGTCGGAGAGAAATATACATTCTTATAAGAAGTATTATCCTGTATAAATGATATATATGACTTATTTGTTCCTCGTGTGTTTAAATATTTTTGTTGGTCACCTGTTATACAAGGACATCCTTTAGATGAACTGTAATCGCTATTATAGAAACAACATTCAGGTAAAAATTTATTATCTTCAAATAGCACTTTTTCAGGATCAATCTTAACATTTGTATACGATTGTAAATTTAATTCGGGATGTTTAAATACTTTTGATAATAATCCTATTGTATTATTAGAAGGCTCAAAATAATTGGTTACAAAAATATTATTATAATTATCGTTATTATTATTATTAATATAATTTTCTTTCTTACTCCAATATTTTTTATATATATATAAAATTAATAACATAGTTGCTTTATCAAATATTAAAACAAATATAATAATTCCTGTTAAAATTACTGGTATTTTGCTTTTAAAAGAAACATTTTTATCAAACAACATTAAATACTTATTATGTAAGTTTTTATATGAGACAAAGTTATACTTATTTTTAACAACCATTATATGTAATATTTACATATTACATATATTATTATTATTATTATTATACTTTATAAAATTCTGTTTATAAAATTCTGTTTATAAAATTCTGTTTATAAAATTCTGTTTATAAATTCACCCAATTGTACATGAATAAATATAACAAGTACTAATAATATTAAAAATATGTAGTAACTTGTTCCAAAAATAATAATTAACGGAATACATGACCACATAAGTATCCATCCAACTATTGGAATGTTTGCAAACATATAAAATAATAAACAAGCTATAAGCTGCCCTATTAATGATGATATCAGTCCTATTGATGTAGGCATAACAACCGATATAAGAAAACCCGCTATAAATACATAAAACGTTAGTTTCCAAGATCTAATTACTAATATTATAGTATAGTATATTACAGTAATTGAAGAAATGATTTTTCTTAAAAAATCATTGGTATTCATAAAAAAAATCTTGATTTCTAATAACAATACTTGTACGCTATTGCCGATTAAAAGGACAAATCTCATTATTAATCTGAATAAATATACAATAAAACTTTGCACACCCATAAATGCTACATACAATGCCGCAAAGAAATTTTCAACATAAGAGAATATAGAATCGATTGGTTTTGTGTTGTCTTGTGCTACTTCATCGTTTAATATATTTAAGCATTCATTAAAATTATTAGTAATATATTCTAAGTCATTATTATCCACCTTATCGCTATTTATTATTGAAGCAAAAGGCATAAATAAGGGATTACATTTGTGTTTTTCCCACGAATTTTTATAGGATTGTAAAGAGGACTTTATATAAAAATATAAAGCAATTACTATAACTATTGTAAAAGTTATAATAGTGAACCATATATCATTGCTATATATATCACTATAGCTTGCTTTTTCATAATAGCCACTTATTTTTTTTGGTAGAGAATTTTTTGCTTCATCTGGTTTAGGAGGAAGTTCCATATTAATATAGCATACTAAAAATAATATCTCATTTTATTTTATTGAATAATACGAAATAGTATGTTAAACTTTTTATTCCTCATCGCCAGCAATTGCATTGAATATTGTTCCTGGTAAATCTCCATCTAAAGCGTGACCAAGCTTAACACTTGTTTTTACTAAATAAAAAATTACTGTAATCATAGAAGATACTTTGCCAAACATATCTGTTACAACAATAAAGGCGTTGCTTAATTCCATTAGCAACATATTAAATCGCACTCCTAAATCTTCCATAATATTTAATGTAGATCCATGTTGAACAACTAATCCTGTCTTTAAAGACTCTAATATTCCAACAAATAAGTTCCCGCTTTCTAAAAACTGATCCAATGCCACATATATAGGTTGTAAAAAGCCTTCCATAGAAGCCGATTGAATTTCCTTAGTACATTCATTGAATGTTTCTATTGGGTCTTCGTCAACCATTCCAGCTAAAGGTATTACAAGCGGATTGCATCTGTATTTAGTCCAATTGTTTTTTAATTGTGATAAACCTATACTTAAGGTAATTGCTAACTGAATTAGACCAAATATTGTAATTATTAAAAAAGCGTTACCTATATCGCTAGAAGCCATACTTATTATAATTATATTATAATTATAATAATATATAAATGTAATAATTGTAAAAATATTATAATTATTTATTATTTATCTATTTATTATCTATTTATCTATTAACGTATCCTTATTGCTTTATTAGTCCTTTATTTTGATTTGCTAATTTTTGATTTAGGTCAGCTGAACCTATCATAGTGCTAGAGCCAAGCGCTCCGGCTCCGCCATTTCCTGTAACATTTGCTTGTAATCTTTCATCATTGGTAGTATTATTAGTATCAAGATTTTTCTTAAAAGTTTCTATTAAATTGTAGTTTCCTAAATATAGAAATGCCAACAATAAACATATTAAAAAAATTATAATTATTTTATAAATATTCTTTCTAAATGTAAAATACATTATATAAATTATATAATATAAATTATATTATATAAATTAAATTATAAAAATTATATTATATAATATAATATAAATTTTAATGGTTGTAATTAATGATAAAAATGATAATGATAATTCTATTTTAAATCAACAGCAACGTATAGATTTGGATAATTTAATTAAAGCAAATAATAGCGATGACTGTACTCAAGAAATTCGCAATAAGAAGCAAAGTCTTCTTATTAGTAATGATGTTAAACATTTGGTCTTTATAAAACAAAAATATGAGAGATTGAGGAAATCTAATCCACACGAGTTTGATGCTATATGTGTTAAACAATGTAGTTTTTTATTTAATAATTATACAGATTTATATAATAAAATTAAAAATGACAAGATTGATTTATCAATTTTAGAGAGATTTTTAGTAATATTAAAAAAAATAGAAGATGGTGAAATAGATCAGCACGAAGGCTCTTATTTAGTAGGCAAACATTTGAAAGAACTGTATATTGATAGTGCTTTAAAAACACAGAAAATTTTAGACGCCAAAGCAACCAGTAAAAAACCTATTACTGATGTTGAAAAAAAAATAAGTTATAGAGATTTTAAGCTATTGAACAAATAAATAATAAAATAAATAATAACCAAAAAAACAAAAACCCAAAAAGTAAAAACGCGTCCCTTTTAATCACACTCCAAAAATGTTTCATTTTCATCTTCAATACTTGAAATTCTTGTTTGTAATAATTTAAACTCTTTTTCTAAGCATAAATGTGCGTGCTTTAATTCGATGAATTCAAGCATCAATGCCTTATTTTTATTTGTTAAATGGCTAATATTGCATTTAAGTCCTCGTAATTCTTTATTTTGTAAATTAACAATATCTTCGGAAGAACAGCAATGACCATAATTCTTAATATAATCGTTTTGATTTTTAATAACCCAATTTCTATGTTTTTGCGTAGCAAAATGATTTTTTGCAAATTGTGAAGAAATAGTATAAGCTCTATTACTACACGGACACTTGATAACACCTTGACTATATTCTTTCATCAATTCCGAATATGTTTTGTCCCTAAATCCTTCTGTTTTTTCGTCATATTTCAATGTATAGTCAGGAGCAGTTTCAATAATTCTCGTGTCTTCACTTGTATGAGACATATTATTTACTATAATTGTTAATGTTATGTTTTCAATTTTATTTTAATAATTATATTTTAATAATTATATTTTAATATTTTAATAATTATATTTTAATATTTTATAACTTTAGCATGTTTTTAAATAGTATAATATATTATGAAATATTATATAATATATTATGAAATATTATATTATATATTATAAAATATTATATTATATATTATGAAATATTATATTATATATTATAAAATATTATAATATATTAATTATGAGTGATAATAATAATTTTTACTCTTTTATAACATACGTATTGCTATTTATATTAATTGTTATTATATTCTCTCTAAGCTTTAAATATAAATTTAAACGAGCACAAAGATTGTCTTTTAGGTCTTTAACAAATAAAAATTCTAACGCCCCTGTGAAAGAAAATTATACTAATTTAAAAGAGGGATTTAGAGAAGGGTTAAATGAAAGTAACTATAGCAAGAAAGAATCTGATAACATTTTTAAAATGATAGATAACAAACTTAAAGGATTAATACATGAATTAGGCGGCCCTGAAGGAAAAACTGAAACAAAAAAAATTCTTGTAAATACTAAGAAAATTTGTGACTTAGAATGTGCAAAATGTATGATGATGATGATAAATGATAAGAAATCTATTAATACTATTGATATTGAAGGCATATTAGACGATGAAACAAATGAGAATTGTATAAAATGTAAAAAATATACCGCACTGTCAACCTCTATTACAAGTATTATAGATAATTTGTAATGTTAGTGAGCTGGTGGTATTATGCTAGTGACCCTCCATAAATTAACTTTGACTCTTGTATAGTGTCATACAAGTCACTATAATCTTTTATAATTTCAAGAGCTTGACTTGTTGCCTTATGTTCTTCAAATAAGTCATCTAACAAAGTAGCATTTGGTTCACTCGAACCCATATATATTCCATAGTTAATATTCTCATCCGTTAACATCCTTGCAAATTGTTTTCCGTTGCGTTTTATTATTTTTTGTATTTCTTGTCTATTTCTTTTTATATTACTTGTATATTGTTGTTGTGCAGTTAAATTTTGAGTGTACATTTTTCGCCATCTTTCTTCTTCTTGTGAAACGTGTACACCTTCAGTCGCTAACGCATCGCAAGGTGCTACTCTATTGCTGTCATAACATGAGCGAAACAAATAACGAAAAAACCCTGCTTTTCTAGTTTTAGCTTTTATTTTTGCTTTAGCTTTAGCTTTAGCTTTCTTTCGTCTATATGAATAACGATTAGGCATATTTTATAACTATATAAATATTATAATATTTTTAATATTTTCTGGATTTTTTATGTCTTCTACGTGTTCTAGATTTTTTTTGTTTTCTAGTTATTCTACCTCCATTAGAGGTAGGTATAGGTATACCTAATGCTCTCTGGTCTTGCGGTGATAAACCACTAATTAGCTTCGCCAATTCTTTTTCCTCTTTTCTGGACAGCTTTGATAATTTTTTTCCTGTTAATTCTTCTTCTGCTAATTCTTCTTCAAGTTTGGCCATCAAGGCATCATCATCATCCTCATCCTCATCATCCGATTTATCTACTTCTGATTGTGTACCACTCATAATTCTACTAATAGTATTAGCGTCATCCATAGCATCACTGACTATTTGTTCAGTCTCAGCTGCTATTGTTTCATTCTGTTGTATTAGTCGTTTTGTTTCAGCAGATAGAGCAGCTGCTTTTCTAATAAGTTCCTCTACAGTTGTTAGTTCAGCTGAATTAGCTTGCCCACTCACACTATTTCGCTGTTGTTTTGGATCTATAAAATCCTCTGGAGATACCTTTCTTGATGCCTTGCTTGATGCCTTGCTTCTCTTACGACTAAACATGTTTAGGCTTTGAGGTGATATACTAGTAGCTATACGGTTCATTATGGATCCAATTGTAACACGTCTAGCACCTCTAGCACCTCTAGCACCTCCATTTTGTCTTCTTCTTTTTAATTTTCTTGTTTTATTTAAACTTATGTTTCCTTTATTACGCAAATACATTATTATATATTATAATAATATAATATATAATATAATATAATATAATATATAATATAATAACATACTAAATATTTACTTTGGTGGAGGGGTTTTAACAATATAGCGTTCTTCACTTACTAATATATATGTGTTATATTTTTTATTATTATTCCGTGTAGCATCTAAAATTTTGTTGCTTTCAATTAATTATCTCCTCTCATTATTTAAAAGGTCTCGATTTATAGATGGTATTCTGTTCTGATTTTCAAAAATGGATGAATTAATTTTTGTGTCTTCTTGTTTTTCTTATTCTTCTTATTCTTCTTTTAGATTTCCTCATTATTTTGCCACCGTTTCTTGATGTTGACGCATCTCTAGCTGTTAATGACACGAGAGCATTGAGAGCGTCGCGTTGCACTTTGAGATTTGATATATGATTGTTAAATAACTGCACGTAATATTCGTACAATCTAACACGTCTTGTATCTTGTGCATTTATCGCCACTTCCTTCTTTTTTTCGTATTCTATAATTTTGTCTTCTATTAATTCGATAGTACTATTAAGTGCCGCTATACTTTTAGCTGTGTCATTTGTTGCTCGGTTACTTGTTGCTTGGTTACTTGCTGATTCTGGTATAATTGGCATTACTCTCCTACTACGTGTATACATTCTTGAAAATATTGGCATTTGTCGCATTCGTGAAGCCATAGCTCTAACCGTTTTACTAAAATCCCCTCCGTTTTTTGTTCTCATTGTTGTTATAATATATAAAAATATATTATAAAAATATATTATAAAAATATATTATAAAAATATATTATAAAAATATATTATAATAATGTATAAATAAATAAATACTAAATAAATACTAAATATTTACTAAATATTTACTTTGGTAGAGGGTTTTTAACAACATAGCGTTCTTCAAATTCCCCATTATCAACTGCTGTTTGTGTATATTTTTTTCCTCCCCATTTTGGATCCATAGGATTTACGCTCACCTCTCCGCCTTGGTAAAACATTTTATCTAAGGGTGTTTCTAAACCAATATCTTGGTTTTGCGTATCAATACCCGCCAACATATTTGTGTTAAATTTTTTATTATTATCCCGTGTAGCGTCTAAAATTTTATTGCTTTCAATGAATTCTTTACTATCCTTATCAAGTGGATCTCGTTGTATAGATGGCAATCCTCCTTGATTTTCAAAGATAGATGGTTTAACTTGTATTAATTCGTTATTTTGTGCATCAGTTGAATATTGCAAGTATAATACAGGACAGCTTATTTTTTGACTATTTTGCCATTCTATAAAGTCAGAATAATCTTCTAAACTATTAAATCTAATGGGGTTTACTCCTGGAACAATTGCTAATTTAGAATTATACAAATAATAATTACCATCTTTTTCAATCAACATATTTGGACATCTGGTATTAGTAGATGTTTGCGTCTTATTTTCCATTTGTTCGTAATATTTATATGAATTTGTATAATAATGTAATCCTAATATAAAAAAAGCAAAAGTTAGTATAATCACTCTATTTACTCTAATAATTCTCAAATATTCTTTAAGAAAGTTTATTGGAATATCTAATGTTGACATATTATTACTATTACTATTATTAATATAATAATATATTAATAATATAATTAATAAAATATTTTATAATATTTTATAATATTTTATAATATTTTATAATATATTTTATAATATTTTATAATATTTTATAATATATTTAATAATATATTTAATAAAATTATTTAAATATATTATTATATTAATAATGCCGTATATTAAATTGGAAAATAATATAAATAATGAGAAACTTAATAAATTATTAAGCTATGGAACAACATTTGTAGGTGCGTTTAGTAAATCGTGTCATCATTGTATAAATATGCAGCCTGAGTGGAAAAAATTTGTTCATAGTGTCAAAAAACAGAAAATTAGGGCTAATATATTAGAAATCGATGCTAATATTTTATCATCAATAAAAAACCCATTGATTAATAACAATATTCAGGGGTTTCCAAGTCTATTTATTATTAAAAATAATAAATTCGTTGCTTCGTATGCTAATGAGCGGACTGCGTCTAATTTTTTAAAATTCTTGAATAAGTATAATTCGAAGATGTCAAAAAAAAGTACACTAAAAAGAGGCAAACATAGGGGTAGTTTAACAAAAAAATATCGTAAAATGTATTAACTTCTTAACTTCTTAAATTTGGATTAATGCATATTTCCATTGTGGGAAATATATCTCCCGACATACATTTATTTCTTGAAGAAACTTTAGCGCAATTTCTCGCATTGTTAGTTTTTCCAATATAGCAATAGCCATATTCATTTGAATTTGATTGTAATGGTGCAGGTTCTGTATTTTCTTTTTCTTTTATTGTATTTTTTACTTCTTTAGGTACATCACGTGTGCGTTCATTTACTTTGCGTTCATTTTGTAATATAGTGGTTTCAGTTCCTTCAGCTTCTTCAGTTTCATCTTTAGAGCCTTGATTTGTTCTATTTATGTCTCCTGAATTTATTTTATCTTTTGTAATATTTGATTGTAATTGGCTAATAGCTGAAGATGATGTATTTTCTGCTGCTTTTAATGAGCCGGTTAATATATTAGTAACAAATGTTATTATTGCACTCAAAAATTCAGAAATTTGCGTTATTACCACCTGTCCTCCTTGTGAAATATTTTGTATAGTTGTATTAAGAGTTGTTCCTGATATCAGTGTCAATGTATAAGTAAAGGGAGCTAATAATGCCGTTATAATATCAGTACCCTCTGCTAAATATTTAAAAATATTTAATCCATATAATGATAATATAATAATAAGTAAAAACCAAATCATAAACCGTTTAAATAATCGTATTCTCGAAGCAGTTAAATCTTGTTGCGATACAAATGGATTTTGCGAAAATAATGGCTTTTGTGAATATGATGGTTTATTAAATACCATATTTTTTAATGGAGTACGTGAAAAATTTTGTACATTTCGCGAAAAATTACCCTTTAATCTTTCCATTATATATTGTTTTATATATTATTATTTTATTTATTTATTATAATAATAATAACTAAATAAAATATGAATACAAGAAAAAAAAAAAAATATATAACAAACAATATTAAAAATATACTAAACAGATTTAAAACAATAGTATACAAAAAAACCACAAATAAGAGCAAAGCCAAAGTAGTTAAGAGCAAAGCCAAAGTAGTTAAGAACAAAACCAAAGTAGCTAAGAACAAAACCAAAGTAGCTAAGAACAAAACCAAAGTAGCTAAGAACAAAACCAAAGTAGCTAAGAACAAAACCAAAGTAGTTAAGAACAAAACCAAAGTAGTTAAGAACAAAACCAAAGTAGTTAAGAACAAAACCAAAGTAGTTAAGAGCAAAGCCAAAGTAGTTAAGAGCAAAGCCAAAGTAGTTAAAAACAAAACTAAAAAAAAAATTACAAAAATATCACCATTAAAAAGCATTAAATTATCACCATTAAAAAGCATTAAATTATCACCATTAAAAAGCATTAAATTAGCGAGTATAAAATTAGAAACAAGCACTAAGCTAAGCAAAAATATAGCAAAAACATTGCGAAATTATAGTATTAAAGATAAGAAAGAAATTATTAAATTATATAGCTCAGCATCACCTAAATTAATAAGTCATAAACGTTCTTATAATCCATCAATAAATAATAAATTAATAATTCATTCGTTGAAAACACAGCCACAAATGTCTATAAAATTATGTGACGATTTATTGCAAATAAATATGAATAGCAATGGAAAGGAATTATGTCTTCCTTATAATGATAAAAAAGTACAATCACTATTATTACATAATTTAAGAGCATCAAAACATTTAGATGTTTCAAGATTTATACCGCCAGTACAATTCTTATCTAATTGTTGGTTCAATACAATGTTTGTAACATTTTTCTTCAGTGATAAAGGTAGAAAATTTTTCCGTTTTTTCAGAGAATTAATGATAACAGGGAAAAAAGTCGATTCAAGTTTAATTCCTCAACAATTTGCTAAAATATTTTTTATATTAAATTTATTTATTGAGGCCTCATATAATCAGACTTCAAAATCGAATATTTTATTTGATAAAATAAATTCCCTTACCAATAACTTGAATACAAATTATTTTGTATATCACATTTATAAAATTATAAATAATCCTTCTAAATCCATAAATCCTGAATTATTAGTAAGTAATAGTAAAAAAATATATAATATTCCAGATATAGAGGACCCAGGTAATCCTCTTACGTATTATGAAACTATCTTAAAGTATTTGAAATATAATTCGTTAAAGTTATTAAAGCATACCATAACCAAATCTGTTGCTATTGATGAAGTAATTCAAAGTAAATTTTTAATGAGCTCTTCTGGTGTTATACCAGATATTATTATATTAGAAGATTTTCAAAGTGGTAGTAAATTTAATAATACTATTACTTTAACAAGCCAACAGGCTAATTCTAATAGTTACAAATATGTATTGGACTCTATAATTTTAACTAATAAAGACCACTTTGATCCTAACGCAAATAGTCATTTTGTTAGCGTATTAACTGTTAATGGAGTAGAATATAAATTTGATGGCAGTAGCTTATCAAAGCTATCGCCTTTTAAGTGGAAAAAAATGATAAATGTTGATAAGGATTGGGAGTTTGAAGAAGACCCTAAATATGAACCTGAGTTGTATAACTTTACAAAAGGCTATAAAATTATGTTTTATTATAGAAGTTAATTAGTTTTTACGAGTTTTTTATATATTTAGAATAATTTTTATATATTTAGAATAATTTTTATATATTTAGAATAATTTTTATATATTTAGAATAATTTTTATATATTTAGAATAATTTTTATATATTTAGAATAATTTTTATATATTTAGATACTTATTATTATTTTATTGTATTATTGTATTATTCATACAACATCTTATTAAATATTTTATGAATAATAAAAATTTATTTATAAGCGAAGCAAGAAATTTCCTATATTATAACTTTAGAAACGGCTACAAAATTATGTTTTATTATAGAAGTTAATTAGTTTTTACGAATTCTTTATATATTTAGAAAAATTTTTATATATATATATATATATATATATAAATGGAAGAACCACTGAAATGGAACGGCATCTTACTGACCTCGGTCGGTTGGGATAGCAAAGGGAAGCCGAAGTATTGGAATGGCCAAGGAGCGGTGCCGGCGTCACTAGACGCCGCAGTGCCGTTCGGCCTAACTGGATCACGCGACCCCGAGCGACTGCGCGTTTTGGATGCTGCGAGGCGAGCGCATCAGGATTATGCATATCACCAGGCGGTGCCGGCGAAGGAATGGACCGTTGATTCTACGTCCCCTATGTGGCAGCCGCGTTATGGTGGTCAAAAACGCGTTACTAATAGAAGACGTAGAAACAAATCTATTCGAAGACGTAGAAACAAATCTATTCGAAGACGTAGAAACAAATCTATTCGAAGACGCAGAAATTAAATATATAACATAATATAGTATATTTTTATTGTTTATAAAAATATACTTTAGAAAAATATAAGTATCAACTTGAAAATATGAATCCGAATCAACCTATAAACATCAAAGGCGAAGATTATAAAGAGTCGAGGACGCTAGCTGCGTTGACGGCGCAGCGCAACTTGCTCGCACAAACGAAATCGAAAGGTGGCAAAATATACAGACAAAAACGCGTTAATAAATCAAGACGTCGCAATAAATCAAGACGTCATAGAAAATAAATATTTTATAGCAAACATTTTTTTATGTTTTCTATATTATTATTTTAAACTCATTTAAAGATTAAAATAGTATTATTTACATACACTAATATATAAATGTTAACTTGTGCTATTGTAGAAGATTATCTTAAAATGCATAATGGAAAAAATCTCTCTATTAAAACTATTCGTAAAGATTTAAAAATTAGTCGTGCCAAGATTATACAGCTTATTAGTCGTTCTAAACATATTGTTCCTGTAAAACCGTTGGACGTTGGTTCGCGAGCCTATTTTTTACACGTATATACTTATAAAGCCTAATCTGCCTAGCATAATTCATTAAACAAGTCCATTTTCTCAATAGATTTTTCCAAATTTGTTTTGTTTAAATTATTAAATAAATAATCCGTACTTGGAGTTTCCTCGTTTTTTTTAATATCTTTATAAACCGAGTTTATTTTTGAAACAATAGCTTGGACCATTTCTTGATTTTCAATTATATTGATTGAATAATTTAATTCTTCAATTAATAATGAAAACGCAAAATATATTATATATTTTCGTTTTTTTTTAACGCAATTATTATATTTTATTATGAATAATTCAAAGAGATTTTTAATTATTTTATGTTTTAATATGTTTGTGCTTGTATTTGCGCTTGTATTTGCGCTTGTATTTGCGGTTGTATTTATATTATATTTTTTGTTTGTTATTGATGGGTCGCTATAATAAAATAATATATCCCATACAATCCATATTAGGTCGTGTGTATGTCCTTGAGGAGCATAAGTTCTATTTTCACATATACACTTTCTCTTTTTTTTTACACATATATTTTCGTATTCTATTAGCCATTCATACCAATAGCATACTTGAATGATGTTTTTAGTTACTAAACTATAAACCATCTCATTAATTGGTATAATAAGTTCTTTTGGGTCATCATGCTTCAAAATATCATCTATATAGGTAATATTTGGTGCTTTAAATTTTTCACTCATTGAAGATAACTCAAATGAGTTATTTTTATCTAATTTAACATCGCATATAACATTCTTTTTATGTGAATAGCACAATACACATATTAGTTCACAAAATATTTTGCGGATTTTTTCATTATTTCTCATTTTAATAATATTATCATTGTATCCATTGTTTAAAATAGTTATAAAATTATTATAACGCATATTTAGATATATTGCTAATTTTGGATTGCCATTATGTATATATTTATAGGAATAATATAAAATACAATCCCATAAATCTAAAAAATGCCCTGCGCATATAAACTCTGCACTCCAATAACAGGCGTTTTCTATTTTCTCATCATATAAATTCTTAATCAGCTCAAGTCGAGCTTTTGATTTTTGAAACTTTGAAAAAGTTATGTTTCTAAATGCTACTCTTGAATCATTTATATTATATGATTCCATAAATATTAATACTATTAATACTTATGAAATACATAAAAAATATTATATTAATACATAAAATATATTATTAATATTTAATAATAGTTAATAATATAATATTATTATTTAATAATAATGAATGTTATAAAAACTAATAATTTTGGTGAAAATATTTATAATACTATTTTCAAAGCATATAAAGACTTTGCTGGTTTGCCTTTATTGCATAAAATGTTTATTATAATATTAATAATCCTTTTTATTCATTTAGTAACTCCTAAACCTATTTTATATGAGCGCTATGAGGATATGACGTCTGGAAAAAGATTTGAAAGCAAAATAGATGACGACATTTATGACAATTTTTATTCTAAATATTATGATAATATTTATGAAAATAAGGATCGAGATGTTGCTCAACTAAAAATAATTATAACTTATGCTAAAAATAAGAAATTTGTTAAATTTCTTGATATAGGATGTGGAACAGGTTATCACGTCTATTTATTAGATAAAATGAATTATGACGTAACAGGTATTGATAAATCTAAAGCTATGATTGCTACAGCAAAAGCAAAATATGCTAACTGTAATTTTTATGTTGGAGACATATTGAAAAATAATATATTTGATTATAGCTCATTTACGCATATTATATGCCTTAATAAAACAATTTATTATATTAAAGATAAAGATACTTTTTTCGACAATTGTTCATTATTGTTAACGTCAGACGGATTATTAATATTACATCTAATAGATAGAGAGAAATTCAAGCCTTTTGTAATTTATAAAAATGATAAAAAGATCTTGTATAATCCTGAGAAGCATAACACTGCTATTACAAGAAATTTTGTTAAAATCAACTCCAGTTTAGAATATTTATGTGAATATAAAATAATTGAAAATGATGAAAATGATGAAAATGATGAAAATGGTATGGATAATAAACTAGTACAAATTGATAATTATAGTACTCCTTATTCATATTATAAAGAAACTTTTCAAAACGTTGAAACAAATAGTGTTCGTAAAAATATTATTAACTTATATATGCCGAGTATTGAAGAAATACTAAATATTGCTAAATCAAAAGGATTTACTATTAAAGATAAAAAATCTTTAGACTCCATTGAACACTTTAATGAGTATTTATTTATTCTCAAAAAAGTTGCATAATACTTCATAATAGTTTGATTATCTGTGATATTTACTTGCTCGTGCAAATGAATCTAATACAAATAATATAAATAATCCCAAAAATAAATATAGAATTAGCTCCTCTGTTATATGATTTGTTTTTTCATTATGTTGTTCTTCTAATAAATGTATTATATAGTCCAATTTTGTTAATAATTTCTTATTGTCAAAATTCAGACTGTTATCATTGCTTGTAGTTGCATAATTATAACTTTCATTATAATTTGATAAGTTACTTTTAGATGAATTAAGATTACCTAATACATTATTTTCTCTATTGGAGTCATCAAGCATATTTGTATTGTTTGTATTGTTCATATTGTTTGTATTGTTTGTATTGCCTAAAAAATTGTTTTGCGGTAAATTATTACCTGCTTCTCTCATTTTTTGTATTTTAGCTAATTCACTATTTAAACTATCAGTTAATGAGGTGCTAATGCTTTCATCTATTAAATTAGCTTGATAACTTGTGCTATTATAAGTGTCATCATCTTCATTGTTATTATTATGTATTTTTGACATTAGATTTCCTAAACTTGTTATCTTATTTTTTGTGGCATCATTGTTCTTTGTGGTTGTATCTTCAAATTCTACATTTTTCTTTTTTAATGTTCTGTTCAATCCGGGTGGGGGCTTCTTATTTAATTTTGTATCTATTAAGTTATTATTTTCTGAATCTAATAGTGCTGGACTTAATTGAAACATATTATTATACTATTATAAAAAAATAAGATTATATTATTTATAAAAAACTACTAAATAACTTTATTTAGTAGTTTTTGTTTTTGTGTTTTTATTTTTATTATGAAACTATATTATGAAACTATATAATAGTAAAAATGGAATTTTTCTATTTTCCATTTTATTCTTATATTGGGTATATTCTTATGGCAAAAGTTGCCCGTGTTCAATAAACACAACTTGTATTAGAAAAGAATTCTATGGAGTTCAATTAAATCATTTCCTATTATTTGTAATACTTGGATTAATATTTCCTTCCTATTTTTATACTTTTCAATGTATAGGTATTTTATGGGAAATTGCTGAGCATATATTAGATGTATATCCTATACTTGTTACTAATTATTTAGGAGGTTGCTTGAAATATCCACCCATCACATATAATGAAAAAAACAATCCTCATTACAATTATATTGTTTATCGTGGAATTGAGAAACCATTAAATCCTATTGATGAATTTTTTAATGTAAAAAATTCAACACTTCACGGGTGGCATGGTTCGGTTGCCGAATTAATTCCTAATTTTTTTGGATTTATAATTGGACATTATATAAATACAAAATTGTTTAGAGTATAAATCTTATACTTTTGTTTTTATATTGTTTTTACATATATTTGTTTTTACATATATTTGTTTTTACATATATTTGTTTTTATATTGTTTTTAATATTATGTTTTGTTATTATATAATAACAACATAACATATGTATGATCTATTTAAAAATTATAAAAAACTTGCTAATAAACTATCACTTACTAAGGTATTAGAAAATTTGAGCACGAGCAAATTATTATTAGGTTTAGTAATGATATTTATGAATATAGGTTCAAGATATATTGAGTTAAAATTAACAAGTGGACAAGAAATGATACTTAAAAATATTGCTCGTGAAGTTTTGATTTTTACGATTTCTTTTATTGCTACTAAAGATTTATTAACATCATTTATAATAACAGGAATTTTTATAATTTTAGCAAATTTTGTATTTAATGAACGCTCTAAATATAATATATTGCCTGAGAAATATAATAAATTAGCATCAATTATTGACACAAATAAGGACAAGATCATTTCTGATGATGAAATTAATAAAGCATATGACGTGTTAAGTAAAGCTCGAGGTCAAATTGACAATTATAAAAAATTACAAAAAATAGAGGCTTTTAACAATATTATAAAATAAACTATTATTTATAAACTATTATTTATAAATAATATATTAATATAAATAATGAGTGCTACAAATAGAAGATTTTATAAAATAACAATAAAATTAACAACTAATGATATAGCTGAGAAAGAATTTACTATTGAAAACATGGGCCAAATCCTATTAGATAATTTTGCCGAAAAAGACTCCCCTAATAATGATTACAATAAATTATTATATATGTTAGGAGAGACATATTATATTAATAATGATGTATTACAAAAAATAAGAGAACTGTCTAAAGTACAAAACAAAAATTATAAGTTTCTGGATTTTTTGAGGTTAACTTCACCACAAATAGAGAATATGTTTTATTCCAAGATTTTCGCATATAATAATAATGAAGAAAACAAAAAATTAGTTTATGATACAATGCAGTATATTATAAGAGTTGTTAAGCGTTATTTTGATAAATATGACACACGAGTTATTGATCAAGACACATATAAAAAAAATTTTTTTTCGAGATATAACATAGATTATCCTACTTTAAAACGAAACATAAACGCATTTAGTGAAGCTGTCAGTAATAATAAGGAGTATAACTTTGCTGATGAGATTCCAAGTGAAATTATGAGTGATATTTTATGTGATAAAGATGTAATGAGTAAAATACGATCCGCTTATGAAGACGTTAATAGTGAGGATGCAATAAAGTTTAAAAATAATTTAAATACAATTATGACAAAAATTTCCGCTGATAATACAAATAAGCTTAAGGATCTTGAGAAATATGAATATTTTTTGGATAAAATTAATATTGAGTATATTTTTGATACAATACACACTAAAATGACTGATCCAATAAATTCTCAGGAACAATCTTATGGTTATTATGGTCGATCAAGTTCTAGTTTGATCAATACAAGTGAAAATAGGAAGAAAATAATAAGTGATAATTTGAAATATGTGTATCCGAATAAAACTAATGTTGAATTATTAGATGATAATGAAGAGAATAATGTAATATTATTTAACAATGTTTTATATATTGTTAAAAAAATATATTTATTAGATACTACAATTATTAAGGCTGACGATGATAAAGATATATCCAAACTATTCTATATTAAAAATCTTACATTAGAAAAAAACAATCCATTCAAGATATCTACATATACTGAAAGTACGAGTAAAGGATCCGAGGACAAAGTATACAATGTAACTATAAGATTTACAGCTGATATTAAATATATTAATGATAATCATTTATTAAAAATAAATTATATAATAGATGATTTAGAAACGTTAGATAAAGATAGCTCTCTAAAAACAATCGACTTTGTTGCAAAGAATTTTAATAGCAACGAAAAATTTGCAAACTATAATTCAATCTATATTTATGATAAAATAGATTATAAATCTATTGAGTCCAAAATAGATAGTATTTTCAATACTATAAAAGTGCAAAAAATTATAAAAAATAAAGAAGAAATATTTTTTAATGAAACCGCGCTAAATGAGATTAATCAATCCTTGCCTGAACTAAATAAGAAAGTAAAAGGTGATGAATCCAAACATATTTTTTCAAATATTGTATATTTTTTAAAAGATATAATGAAGTTATATAATGGTAAAGAGATTACACATAGTAATAACAAATACTTTGTTTACGATACATTAATAGAATATACTTCTAAAGCACAAGATACTTCTAAAGCGCAAGATACTTCTAAAGCACAAGATACATCCGGTGTAAGATATTACAGCATTTCTCAAAATAAAGTAATCACTCATAATAATTTAAAGACTACAAAAATTGATACTACTTTTAAAAAAAAAAGAGACACACTAAATATTAGTGATGATCTTATTATACCAGTTAGTTCAAGATATAAGTTTGGTATTTACAAAATTGCACAAAAAGATTTGCGTATTAAGAATATAAATACATATTATATTTTTTTAGTTTTATTATGTTATAAGGCGGATGAATCTGGTAAAAAACCCGATCTGCAAAAACGATTGGTAAATGAAATATGTTTAGAAAGAGCTACAATTTTAGACAAAGCTTTTTATACCTTATTTTATAACAAATTTAACATACCTGAAATGTTTCTATATAATAAACTTATAAACTTAAGAAAACCAAAATCAGGTGTAACTATTAAAAATAAAGATGGATTAACAACTAAAGACGGACTAACAACTAAAGACGGACTTACAAGTAAAGATGGACTTACAAGTAAAGAAATGAATGTAAAACAAGCTATAAAAGGTGGAAAAAAAAAATATACGCATAAACTGAAACTAAGAAACTAAGAAACTAAGAAACTAGGAAACTAAGAAACTAAGAAACTAATTATTATATATTTTAGAAATATATAATAATAAAATAATAAAATATCGCATTATTATATTATGGCTAAAATAGGTTTCATAAAAACTATTAAGAAGAGTGTATCTTTAAATAAATTATCTAATTCACTTATATTTATTTTATTACTATTTGTAGTAATAGTTATATTTTTCTTAATGTTTAATAAATCCATAGAAAATTTTACTTGTGCTAAAGATGGTTATACTTTAGAAGTAATACATTGGACAAGAGAAGATGCTCCAAGTAAATTTGCTATGTACACTCTTATTAATTGGCCAAAATTTGTTAGAGAAAATTATCTTTTTGAGAATATAATTATAGAAGATCGCGATTACGCGCTTGCTAATCAATATGTTGATAAAACAGAAAATACACAGCTTCAAAATCTTGATTTTACTAATAAAGACAATTTTCCTATGGTTACATTTTTTGTACAAAATAAAGCAACAAATAAGCGGAAATATTTTTACCATTTATATGGAGACGCATTATCACAACAAGACGAGAACCCATATGTATGGACAACATTAATTTATAATGCTGTGCGAAAAGTGAATTATTCGAGTTTGTTTACAACTGCTGACAAGTGTACTGTATAATATATAAAATATTATTTATACTTATTAACACTTATTAACACTTATTAACTATTTAAAATGTAAAATGTAAAATATAAAATTTTTAAATTTTACTTATATATATGGCTAAGGCAAGATTTTTAAATAATATTAAAAATAACATATCTCTCAATAAATGTTCCACTCTACTTATATTTATATGTTTATTACTTATATTTAGTATTATATTATTCTTCATATTAACTAAATATAATAATTATACTATAGAAAATTATACTACTGCTAATAATACCAGCGGAATAATAGTGGAAATCATCCTTTGGTCTACAGATGAAGAGCCTAATAGTCCACAAAAACAGCAGTTCATTTCATTTGATTGGGATCGCATTGTCCGAGAGCATTATAAAATTTATCCCAATGTTCATTTTCATAATCAAGATTATTCGGGTTTTGATACATATATGGATAAAAATAGAAATAATCAATATAGAGATATTGATTTTACAAATAAAGCATATTATCCGCTTATTTCTATGTTTGTAGTTAATACTAATAACAACACGAGAGATTTTGCTGCTATTGTAACAGGAGAAAGGTTAACATATGAAAATACAATGCTTATGCTTAATACAACAATACGTAATAACTATAGTAGCTTATTTACAAATACAGAACTTTAAATCTCCTTTTATATTGTTATCATATATATTATTATAGATGCTTAAAAATATTATAAATGTTAAAAATATTATAAATGTTAAAAATATTTATTATATTTATAATATTTATATGGTTAAAGCAGGATTTCTAAAAACTATTAGAAAGAATATATATTTCAATAAATCATTACTACTTTTACTGTTATTAATACTAATAATTATATTATTCTTCATATTCAATAAATCTATAGAAAATTTAGAAGGAATGCAAAAAGGACCACAATCGATGGAAGCCTTTATATGGGTTATCGGTACAGAGACACCAACAAAGGATGCTAACTTAATTTATAAAGTATGGCCAGATTTTAAAGAGGCCAATAGAGATGATGATAGTCTTATTTTTGAAAGGCATCAACATTTGGGGCTTATAGACTATATTAAAGAATCATATCCAGAATATGAATTTACAAGTGAATATGAAAAGTTTTTTAGAAGTCCTGATATATTTCCGCTAATCACATTTAACTTACGAGACGATAGAACAGGTGCTCCTATGAAAAATGATATGGTTATAATATATTATGCTAATACTTATGCCACGCCTGAAAATCTAAATAAGATATTTATTGATTATAAAAATAAATATTATTCTCAATTGTATACAAACGGCGGAGCAAACACAAGAAGGTCGTCAACACAACCTGATAAACCACCTAAAGAAGATCAGATAAAGCCCGCGAATTAATATATATAGCATTTTTACATTTTTTTGCAATTTTTGCTTTTTTTTATATTTTTAATATATATAAAATGGCTAAAGCAGAGTTTCTAAGAACTATTAAAAAGAATATACCTTTTGTAAATTTATCTACTACATTTATATTTTTAGCAATATTATTTATGTTGAGCATAGTACTATTCTTCGTATTTGACAAACATATTATAGAAAATCTTGCTGGTAATGGAGGTAGAGCAAGAACAAGTAATTCAACAACAAGTACATCAACTACTACACCAACTACATCAACTACTACATCAACTACTACACCAACTACATCAATATAAAAATAATAAAATTTATTTTGTAAGTTTTGCAAAAATATATATAAAGTTTATATAAAGTTTATATTAAATTTCATTTAATATAGAAATAATATAATAAAATACAATAAAATATTTTGTATTTATATAAAATGGCTAAAGCAGAATTTCTAAGAACTATTAAAAAGAATATACCCTTCGTAAATTTATCAACCACATTTATATTTTTAGCAATAATATTTTTAATAAGTATTATATCATTCTTTATATTTAATAAACATATTGTAGAAAATTTGGCTGCTATGCCCGACATTAAAAAACAAACCAAACCCGAAACTATTGATATGCAAAAACCCAATACTATGAAACCCAAAACTGAACCATTCAATGCCAATCCTAATCCTAAGATAAAACAACAATAAGCTAATAACTTTATGAAAAATTATCTCTTATTTGCTATTTGCTATTTGCTATTATTTCTCATTTAAATACAAAATGAAAAATAATTGATAAAAAAAATTGAAATAGACTATTATTTAGTTATTGAAGTTTTATTCCGCTAATATGCTCACTATGTTAAATGAGTTAATATTGGTTAAAGTTGTATCAAGACCATCTAAAGTATGTAAAACTCCATATGTTGCTGATATAGAGCTTAACGATGGAACCATTGTTCAAGCTCATTGTGCTTCATTGGGTTGCTGCGGTCTATGTGAAAAAGAGTGCTATGTTTATGCTTCACCTATAAAATCTAATTGTCCTCAATCCAAGTCCAAAGTTTGTTCTTATAAAATTTATTTGGCGAGCTTTAGCGAAGAAAAGGTGATTAATGGTATAATGGTTATGAATAAACAATTGATTGGAATTGACCCAAAATTAGCCGAGACGTTGGTAGAAAATGCCTTAATTAAAAATCATCTGAAAACTTTGACTAATATTAAAAGTTATAAGCGCGAAGTTAAACTTCTCAACTCGCGCTTTGATTTTATAGGAGTAGATGAGAACGGCAAAGATTTCGTATTGGAAGTTAAAAATGTTCCTTTAGCAGATTATGCCGACGTATGTAGCAGTGATCGCAAAAAAATGATCAAGAATGGGGACTTTGATAATATTGCTATTAGTCAAAAAATTGCCTATTTTCCTGATGGTTATAGGAAAAAAAAAGGCGATGTTGTAAGTGAACGTGCCTTAAAACATATTAACGAATTAGCAGAAATTAGTCATTCAAAAATTATTAGACCTATTATTTGTTTTGTTGTTCAACGCACCGACGTTTGCAGTTTTCAAGCGTCATTATTAGACCCTATATATAAAGATGCATTCAATGAAGCTATTAAGCGCGGTGTTGAAGTTATTGTCTTGGTTGTTTCATGGAATGCTAACGGGGAAGCAAGTTTTGTAAATTGCGATTTGCCTATTAACTATTAATCAATTTTTAGATACACTAATTTACCGTTTTCTAATTTAATAGCTATATTGAGTGTCATTTTATTTAGTTTAACCATATTAATAATTTCCTTCAAACTGTCTTTAGCGCCTTTGCTTTGAAATGACATATTAATATCAGAACACCAATTATATCCTTTAGTTCCATTTTCATTGGTTAATTTAAAATTATGTGCTGTAGTTTGTAAAATTAATTGAGTTGGCATTGTTTTCCAAATATCAATTAATATACGTCTATATGTTGTTGACGTAGAAACAGTATCTGTTTGTGATTCAACAAGACATTCTTCAATCTTAGAGCCGCTAATATCTGACATATTTAGTTCGTTTTCTGTAAGATATTTCTTTTTAGGTGTAAGTACAAGATTTCCATTAATAATTTCTTGAATATAATTCTCAATATTATTAATAATAATTTGTTCTGTCATTTTAGCTTTTTTGGGTCTTAATCCTAATAAAATATTTAACTATCTTATTTATATCAATTTTATTCCTATAAATAAGATTATTATTATTTGCTTAGTAAAAAAATAAATGGTACTGCACATACCATTGCTAATAGAGGAATAGCAAACATACTACCAGAACTGCTTTCTTGTTTCATCTCTATAGTTGGTGTTTGTTCTTCTTCTGCTTCTTCTTCTGCTTCTTCTTCTGCTTCTTCTTCTGCTTCTTCTCCTTTTTCTTCTCTTTGTACTGGTCTTTGTACTGGTGTGTGATCCTGTGTTGGTGCTTGCGCTTGTGCTGATGCTTGTGTTGGTGCTGTTGCTGGTGCTTGTCCTTCTGCTCTTTGTGCTGATGCTGGTGCTGGTGCTTCTGCTCTTTGTGCTGATGCTGGTGCTTGATCTTGTGTTAGTGCTGATGCTTTATCTTGTGTTGATGCTGATGATTGTCCTTCTGCTCTTTGTGTTGATGCTTGATCTTGCGCTGATGCTGATGATTGTCCTTCTGTTCGTTGTGCTGATGCTGGTGCTTGCGCTTGTGCCGATGCTTGTCTTGGTGCTTGTTCTTCATGTTGTGTTTCATGTTCTTGGTGTTCTAAAAGTCTCTCAAACTCTTTCAGTAAATTAGGTTCTTTTTTTTCTTTTGGTGAGCTAAAATCTGTAACAAGAATAAATGTTATATTAAAAACGTTACAATTTTCTCTAAGACTAGATTCCTTATTATCATCAAACAAGAATATTTTAAAGTTGCTTATTTGTAATTTATTTAATACATTATAATCATTCATTTTCTGTAAACTTGCCGCATATATGGCATATGGTTTTAAACCTTTTGTATGAATAGTTTGACCATTTAAATCTAATTCGTCCATTTCCTTACCTTTAAATAATGCTTTAAATAATGCTTTGGCGTTTTCATAGACTGTTTTAATAATTTCTGAGTTCATAAAATAAAAATATTGTGAGCTATTAAAAATATCGCGATCTTCAGGATTAAAATATTTATTAACAAAATCTTCTTGTGTGTATTTATTTGCTGTTACAATCCAAATATAGTTCTCACTTTCAATAACCTTTTTCATATTTGTAATAATATCTCTTCTAAACGCTACAGAATCTGGATCTGTGGGAAATATTAATCTCCTTCTATTAGCTTTACATAATGTATCATCAATATCAAAAGCATATATATACTTTGTTACTTTAACAAAAGGAGAAGAGGCAGGTCGTGTTTCTTTTAATGTTATTGATACAGGATAATGGTCTGATGCTGGAAATAAAGCTTTTGCTGCTTCTGGTATATAATTGGATTTGATTATAGTTAAAGAATCATTAACTAAAATATAATCTCCATAAAAAACTTGTTCTTCATCTTTTTCTTGCTTACAACATGTAAGAGGAGGTTGTACATTTGTTTTTACTACTAAGTCTTTTAATTTGTCTATGTTTGAATTAGAGAATGGCTTTAACTCTTTCCAATAATCTAATCCTTTATCATTTAAATCGCCAGCAACAATTACATTATATTTATCACAAATCCAATCAATTGGATAATAATTTTTCTTTTTATTTGCATCCCTAAAATAAACATCGCTAATTGTTATAAAATTATAATAGTTTTCTGATAATTGCTTTTGTAACTCATCAATAGGTAGCTCTTTTGCATTATGTAAATTAATGAATATGTAAGGCTCTTTACTTATTTTGTTTTGTAAATATATAATATGATAAGGACGTCCTTTTTTATCGCCTTTTGAAAAAGTTCCAATATTAACAGCAATAGCAATATATTTTTCTTTATTATAAAATGTAACTAAGTTAGAAGAGCCTATTGTATGGTGAACACAACCCATTCTTGTTAATCTATTAGAGGCTTTACGAATTTCATCCCATTTTGCGGCTTCTTGTATAGCAATAAAATCATATTCAATAGTAAGATCATCTATTAACTTTATAACATTATTTGCACACGCATTTAAATGTTTTTTATCAGTTGGTTGTGTTTCTAAACAAGTTTGTCCTAACTGATTTGCTGTACCATTTTCTGCAATACCTATCATAGCCTGCCAACATATATTCCAACTTAGAACATTTATTGTATTATTTCCTCCAAATTGTTCTAACTTTTTAACATTTTTATTTCTATTTTTTAAAGTATTTTTTTTACTTATTTTACTCATTCAAAACATATATATTTGTTATATATAAAATTATTAAAATTTAACATATAATGAATATACAGTTTTGCTATTAATAATAATAATATTGAGAAAAAAATATTGTTACAAATAAATAGTTTTCAATTTTAAAAATATATTAAAAATATTTAAAAAAATTACTTGTTAATATAATAAATATAATAATATTGCGAAATAAAAATGTATACTCTTTTATTATTAGCTCTGACTCATAGATTGCCTCCGCTAAATAATGTTTATAAAGGATCATTTTATATTCCATTTATAGGTAATCAAAATATAGAATTTGAGAGATTAAAAGTAAATACTTCACAAGTTAGGTTACATGGACTCATAAATTGTAACGGTTATATTTATAATAATGCTATTAATGATAATATTAATGATAATATTAACAATGCTATTAATAAACCCAAAGATGAAACTGCTATGAATTATGAGTTAGATAATTTGCTTAAAAGTATTATTCACAAGTATACATGTACAATCGAGGCTCCATATTATAATGCTTGTAATGATACAATTTTATTTGTATTAAAAATAAAACTACTTGGCTTAATAAAAACCATTAAATTGTTTAATACTAAGTAATAAAATTCGTTATTTTATTATAATAATTATAATAACTATGAACTATTATGTGTGCAATTATTGGAGCAACATACCATAATTCACCAAAAATGCTATTTAGTTTACTATCCAAATTTGCATTTAAAAAAGGTATAGCAATTAAGCTTGTTCCGATTCCTATTAAAAATTGTTGCATAACTCTCAATTTCCGTTTATAAATATTAAAATAATGTCTTGGAGTATGATATAGCGTCAAATAACATTTACTTAGTGGTGGACATTTAAGCCATGCTAAGTGAAATAGCGAACTGAACGAATATTTATAAAGTTTGTTTTTTATATTAAAGTCATCAGCAATATGATAAATAGAAAAAAAAATTAATAGCATTTTTCGTTGAATAAACGAACAATAATATATACATAATCCACTTAAAAAATTGCTTGCTAATGTCGCATATGGGCTAACAATTAGGCTGGTTGATCCATGGCCAAATGTTGGAATTAATAGAGGGTATTTTATTAACATTATTATTAGTAATATTATATTATTAATAATAGTATTCTACATATTAATAATATTAGTGGGTTACAATAACTTTAAAACAACTTAAAGACAAGTCGCAAAACTATAATTTGCATAACATATCAGCATTGTCCGCAAGAAACTTGTCCACAAGTTCATCAGGCAATTCTCTAAAATCTACTAACTTTTTATTTAGCTCATATTTTTCATAAGCATTTTCCTTTTTAAGTGCTTCTAAAAACAATTCATTATTTTCATAATATTTCTCACAAGTTTTTGGTCCGCATTTCTTAAAAATGGGATTAATATTGTCGGATTTATCACCTAATACAATTTTATAAAACAAATTTTTTTGCGGTTCGCTAAATACTTTGCTGCCTTCTTTCAAAGATTTGTTTTGAAAATTTACAATTTCGGTATGCTCATCTAAAAGTTGTAAATAATCGTGGTCATTTGCTATAATATATATTTGCGCAGTTGGATACTTATTGCGAATATAATTCTTAGTAAGTGCAATAATATCATCAGCTTCCAAATTAGGAAACTGGACCACGCTATTTACACCCGCTTCATATAAAAGCTTATTGGCATCTTGATAAATATGCTTGAAAAACGAGCCTCCGCCAAATTCGTCGCCCTTATCACGTGTACCTTTGTAATCCGAATACAGTGTATTTCTCCAAATGTCTTTACGAGGACAATCACGTGCGGCAATTATTGTAGTGGCTTTTTTATGTATTTTTTGCTTTTTTTTAAAGCCGTCTAACGATTCACTAAATGTTTTCATAAACTTTTCTACAAACTCTTCATTTTCGTATGGGTTTGTTAAAGGTGTTTCTGGATTTGAATGACCCCACCACTGTATAATGGCGAAATATCTATAAAATATCCAATAACTCGTATCTACTAATACAAAAATCTTTGATTCTTGTGCTTGTGCTTGCGCTTGCTCCTTCTTTACTTCCTTAGCCATAATATATATAATTATAATGAAGTATTTATATTGTTGATGTATATTATCAATTTTTTTTATATATTTTAATTTCATTAAGTTCATTATTAAAATTGAAAGCAACTTATATAAATTTTTAACAATTATTTTAACAGTTATTAATCTTAATAAAATACTTATTAAGATTAATTAAGATTAATTAAGATTAATTAATGGCTACAAATAATACAATTAAAAGCGGAATTCTTATTGCTTGTAATGTTATTAATGTTATTTATCACGTACCACAAATTATAAAAACTTATCGCACAAAATCGGTTTCAGATTTTGACTCCTATTATTTGTTCTTGGGTAATCTTCATAGTTTATGTTGGGTCGTCTATAGTATTATGGATAATAATTATTTAATGATATTTAATAGTTGCGTTACAATGTTTTCGATTTCTTTTGTTAGTTATTATAAAGTACATTCTTATATTAGTGATCATTATAAGTCTAAAACTACATATACTACAAGTAGTAACAAAGATGTCGTTACTTGTACTATTGATATTGAGGCAAATAGTACATTAAAATAGTATATGTATTATTCTTTTACATAACTGCTATTGCATAGTTTTTTTATTATTTTTTCTTCATTGTGTTCTTTGCTATTTGCTATAGCCACAAGTGTATGCGTATAATAGTTTTGTTTATATTCATTATTTTGAAAATCTGGATTTTCTTTAGTCCATTTACTTAATGCGCAAAATTGCTTTGTTGATACATCTTTAATGGCTTTCCTGATTTTTTCTTTATTAATATCTCTCTCCCAATTGTCGTCATCTTTAATATATAGCGATTCGCGTTTTAAGTCGGTGCAATGTATCGGTCGCTGATATAATCCTAATTTACTCATATTTTCAATTATTACATTACTTAAACCATTAACAAGCCCATTTTGCTTCGTATAATCTAGTTGTTGTAAGCTTACTTGAATAGATTTTATAAAATCACTCATATTTATAGCGTCTTTACATCGCTCATTTAGAAAGACCTGAATATTAAATTTGTTATTATTATTGTTATTTGTTATAAAATTGTTATTTCCTAATTTCGGCAACATTTCACTTATTTGATTTTGTTGCCTCATCATTTGATCTTGTTGTTTTATAATAATCTCTCTCATGTCTTTGTTATCATTCAGTAAATTAATGATCAAGTCATTTGTTAGAGCTAGCTCATTATTTGAACCGTTCACTACCTTTGCGTTTTGTAAAGAAGTACATTTTTTTTTATGAGCATAAAGCCCTTGTCTGCTTTTATACTTTTTTCCACAATTACAAATGATTTCTGCTAAAAGTTCGGATTTTTTCACACTAGCTGTCAACAAAATGTCAACGTTTGTATTGTTTTTATGTTTTACTGTAGCAATATGTTTGTTATAATCTTTTTTATCACACGTAGTATAGTTACAATTTATACATACAAATTCTGAGCGGATTTTTGCGGATTTTTTTGTAAACATTTGTCAATAATAATTTAATAGCTATATATTTAATATATATTTTATATAATTTTTCCGGATTTTTCCGGATTTTTTGTAAACAAATGTAAAATTTATGTCAACAGTTTAATGAAGAAAATATGCAATATATCACATTTTAGCATAATTCTTCATTAAATTAGAAGATTTTGCGCGCATTTTCGCGCTTTTTTGTGTTTTTTTGCGTTTTTTATTTAAAGTTTTATGAGCATATATGATGCTGATAAAAACCCGGATTTTTGCGGATAATTCCGGACAATTTTGTCAACAAATGTCAACAGCCATTTTTTCAGAAAAAGTGAAAAAAAATTATGGTAAGGCGTTTTTTTTGTTAAAAATTAAGTATTCATCCCTTAAAGGTCATATTTTAAAAAACAAGAACATATTTTTTCATTTTTCCTATAAAGGTTTAAGGTTCTTAAAATTGGACATTTATAAATGTCCATTTTCCAAAAAAATTATGAAATTATATTCTGAAATTTTTGCACACATATTTTATAATAAAAAGTTTAGACCATTTATCATAAGAAATTTGAAAAGAGAGATTTTAGCCTTTTATATGCCCTTAGCCCCCCATAAGTTAAATACTTATTAGTTCATTGAATCTGTTGAGGTCTTTTATAACCTTTGTCATAGTTACATTAGCATCCTTTGATAGCCGCTTTATAAAGCTATGTGTTGTATGTAAGCTTAGAATAAGCCTATTAAATTCTTGTGTAAAATTCAAATTATATTTATAAAATAATTCACCTAAGTTGTTTACCAATGCTTGGTTTGATATTTCATGCTTACTATACAATTCTAAACATCTTATAGTTTCATCACATAATTCCTGTTTCATTGTGCTATTAAATCTGTTAAGTATGTTTTTTTCTTCTATAAAATTATTAATTACAACTTCAAGATTAGTATAGTCATGATTATAAAACATATTGTTAAAAAATATATAATATGCATTTTGACTTTCCTTATTAGGAAATGTACATATACCAAAATCAATTAATCCCAACATATATTTTGGAGAGCCATTAGTGTTATTATTATCATTGTTATTATCATTGTTTATGTAGAAAAAGATGTTACCACAATGTAAATCACAATGAATAACCGAATGGTATAAAATTCCCAATATGTTAAACTTATTTATTAAGTAAGCAAATTCTTCTTTGATCGTGGTGTCAAGGTGTTGAATATCATTAAATTTTAATCCATTTATATTTTCCATCACTAATAATTCGTTATATTTTTCAGTAATCTCTCTATAAACTTTTGGAAACCTGTATTCTTTATTGTTTTTATATTTCTTAGTAAAGACTTCTATAGCATTAACCTCTTTAATAAAATTCATTTGATTTAATAAAATCTCTCTATTGTCTAAAAGTAATTTTGTTATTTTGAGATATTTTATATATGGGATATATTTGCACATATATGATACATATAACAATTCATCAAATGCATTAGTAAATTTCATTAAAATATTTTTCTTTAACATTTTAACAATTACTTTATTATTAGAACAATCAAATGCGTCAAAAGCCACGCCTATTATGCCGCTATTTATAGGTATGCTATTTGTTAATGTTATGGAATAATCACGTGTTAACTTATCAAGTAAGTCATAATTAATATCATTAATTGAATATGGAACATTATCAGTATATTTCAGTAAAAACTCTTGCTCATTAGGATATAATAAATCTTTATTCAAGCATAATGCTTGAAATATTTTTACATACACTATATTTTCATATTCTAATCTGTTAGATATGTTTTTAATTAATTCTAATCTATTGGTCGGTTCCTTTGCAAATTTTAATATAGCAAATTTTAATATAGCAAATTTTAAATACTCATAACTAATAATTCCTACAATTTTTGTAATTCTTAGACAAATACATAATGTATGAAAAAACATCATATTTAATAGTTTATTAGTATAATAAATTATTAAGTATTTATATGTAATAATTAACTAATTAACTAATTAACTAATTAACTAATTAACTAATAATTTTTATGAATTAAGATTAAGATTGTCAATATATAATTTAACGTTATAAAACATCTTTTTAAACATTAATCCTATAAGATTATTCATATAAATAGGCAAATCATCTGTCATTGTTATTTGAAAATCTATTGAAAATTTCAAAGTTATAAATTTATCATCGCTTGTTGGTGATGAAACTTCATCAACTGAAGAAATATGTATTTTTCCAAAATTATATGTTAGAGGTTCATAGTCAATATTATTTAAATTTATAGAGTGTAAATAATCATCTATTAAATCTTTATGTTCGTATATTAAATCCTTATTATAATAGGTAATACTATTATTTAACTTATTTAAATAACGAGTCGCTCTAAAGATAATATATTTTTGCTTAATACCAACCTCTTTTGCTACTTGCTTAACCAATATACATATGTCCGTTTCGTGTGCGTTTAATGTCTTTAAAATATAAATTCTCTCAATTAACTCTGTATTTACCTGTTCAAGTAATTCATATATTTGCGTTGTTAAAAGTAATTCTGTATTTACCTTTTGCGTACTCAAGTTATTTAACTCAAATTGTAAATTGTATACTTTATTAATACTTAAAGGGATCCTTATTTCGCTTAATAATATATTTCCTTTATTACATACTAATTTAGGTTGAAATTGATTTTCCTCACTATATTTCATAATAATTTAATTAATAATTATATGTTTAAATATAATATTAGCTTTAATTATATACTTAAATGATTTAAGAATTATAATATAATATATTTAATTAAAATTATATTATATTATAACAATATGGTGCTAATGTATACTATTGCTGTGACTAAAGATAGAACAACGATTTATATGAAAGTACCATATGATTGTTTGTCATATAAGCAAAAGTTACATAGAGGAATTCTCAAATTTCCAAGAGCAAATATAGCGAGTTCACTTGTTAATATAGCTAATAATAATGGCGTAAAAGTGTAATAATTCTATACTTTTAAGTGTGCAACTAAATTAACTAATGATGCGTTTTTTGGAATTAACTCTTGTGCCTTTACTTTTTTTGTTCGCAGTTTATGTATAAACCAAGTATGTGGATTATTCATTGTAGGGTCTATTTTTAAGTTTATTGAAATAACTTGCGACCTACAATGATTTGAGCAACATAAACAATCAAAGCCGAAATATAGCGTTGAAAATTCAGAAATCGTTTTATCACAAAAATCACAAATGAATACCATAATATATTTATTTATTATTTACAAATAAATAAATGTATTATTTATTAGATTATTAAATATCCAAACTTACAATATTTTTATCACTTTTTTGCTTGCGCTTAGATTTAGTTGGAATTTTACCGCTCATTAAATCTTTTAAATCTTCGACGCTGATTGTGCTTGCTTCATTATTTTTATTTTCATTTACATCTATTTGCTTGGTTTTTAATCCGCTTAATAATGAAGCAATATTCTGGTTAGATTGCGGAATTACAGACGGACCTTTCATTTCTGGGCGTTTTATTCGTTCTTCATCGTATGGATTACCTTCATTAGAGCCTAAATTATAACCACGTGCCGACATAATATCTGGGCGATTTACTATATTAGGCATTCGTTGGCTGCGATCGGGTAATTTAGATTCAATAGGTGGAGGAGGAGGACCAGAATTTACATTGGGAGGCATCGAAGAACCAAATCCAGGATTGGAGCCGTTTCCATTATTAAACAGTCCATTCATAAAACCGCCAAATCCGGGGTTAGTTTGCCCCATTGTATTAACAGCTGCTTGAGTAAATTGTTTCATCAATTCTGGATTTTGACGCATTATATCATCCATTCCGGGCATAGAAGATTTGAATAATGTATTTGACATATGAACCATCAAAGCCGAACCACCTAACTGAAATAATAATTTTAACTCAGGAGACATTTTAGCTTTTGATTTATATTTTTCGTGCAATTCAGCAAAAATATCGTCATATTCGTCAATATTTTCGTTTATTTGCTCACCCCAGCCGTCTAATTTAATATCAAAAGGATCGAATTTATTATTTAAAAATTCTAAACCGGTAATACACGCCATCATCATTTTTCCTTGAAACTTAATAGCATTGGATTTCTCTTTTTCCGCAATAATAGTCTCATATTCACCAATCATTTCATTTAAATCCGAGTCCATATTATAGCGCTTACTTAGCGAAACTCCTTTCTTTTCTAAATCATCGAGCTTTCGTAAATATTTGAATTTTTCTTTTAATTCCTCTTCTTTTGTTAATTCGGGTTTTTGCTGTGTTTTATCCAAATTAACAGGAATATTGTTAAATTTACCGAAGCCATCCCATGTTTTATTTTCATTCATATTTGCCGTAGATTTTCCAAGGTTTATATTATCAGGATCATTGTTGTTTGTAACAGGTTTAACATTAGCACCATCATTTTTTGAACTGCCGAAAATATCACCAAAAATCGATTTTTTATGGGCACTTCCAGTGTCTTGCTTATATTTAATTTCTTTATTTGTGCTGCTATTTTCAGAGCTATTTATATTATCATTTTTAATATTATCATTTTTAATATTATCATTTTGTGTGCTTGATGAATTAAAGTTTGTATTATCGGCGAGCTCATTCAATTCATTTTCTAAGTTTGTAATATCTTCTATATCAATAGAAGACGAGAATTTTTTATCAGCCTTATTTTTTTCATTCATTAATAACTCTATACCGCCTCCAAAATTAGAGGATCGTTTATTTGAAACAATTTCTTCACTATGTCCATCATCAAAGGAATCATTAATTTTAAATTCAGGTAATTTAATATCTTCTATATTTAAAAAATCCGGTTCTATTTCAACAATATTCATATAATCTATTATGTTTTAAATAGAAGATTAATTTTTAAATACTCCGCATTATATATTATATAATTTTAGATATATTATATATTATATATTATATATTATATAATTTTAGATACATTATATGCTATCTTGTTTATTATCCAAATAATAAATTCCTTGAAGCAAACAATCAGATAAATCATCTTTCTTCGAATGTTTGATAAAATAATTGAGGTCATTTAACATATTTTTATTTTCCAATAATTGTTTTGTATATACAATGCTGAGTTTTTTTCTCTCGTTGTATGAAATCTTTTTATCTTTATCTTTATCTTTATCTTTATCTTTATCTTTATTTAAAAAAGCTTTTAATTTATTTGTTGCAGAAATAAATATTATGTTATGATTATTACAATCAATAAAATATTGAGCTACCATTCCTTGTATTGACTTCATTCTGTTAGCAATAGGACTTATTTGATTCTCGATTATAATTTGGTCTATGCTTGTGAGGTCGTAGTTATTAAATAGCTCATTGAGTTCATTTTTAAGACTTATACCCAAATCAATGAGATTTACATTATTAGCATTTACATTTTCAATAGCCTCAAAACAAGTGGTTTTCAAATAATCTTCCAAGCAACTTATTAAACTTGTTTTATTGATAGGTTTTTCAAGTTTTAAATCGCATTTTTCAACCAAAGCTGAGAGATTTGCTATTGATTGTTTATGTAAAGTTTTTATATTACATATAGGTAAGGTGTATTCCGTTTTTTTAGTGTGATTTTTACAATAAAAATGGTCATTTTTATGAAAACAAGCTTGTTTAGAGCATGTATTAGCAGAGCAAGCAATAAACTTATTACAGAGGTTTATAACGTCCCATTTAATTATTGTAAACTCTTGTGTTCCATTAACAATGCTATTTTTATCTAAATTAACAACCTCCAAAATAACATAAGCCAAATTTTTAATACCAATATCAATACTTAAAATTTTCATACTAATATTGCTATTATATTGCTATTATATTAATATTGCTATTATATTAATATAAATTAGTGCGTTTAGTTTGAAATTACTAATACTTATATAATTTGTTGCTAATTCTTTATATTGTTTCTAAATAATATTTCAACGTAAAGCAGCTATGCACATAGAATAATGAACCCGATTTAAATAATAGATAAATAAAGCATATAAGAAAGATATTAAATATGCTCCTATTAGATACGATGATTTTTGGTTATAAATAAAAAATCCAGCCATTGCTCCGACAAAACTTAGTACAGCTAATCCTAGACCTAATAATCCAACAATATAAAATAACAAACAAAAATCTTTGCTTAAAGGCGCCATCAAACTATCTAAAAAATTCATTTTATAATAATATATTATTTTAATATTATTATATTATTTTAATAATATAATAATGTTGTATAAATAATGTTATATATATTATAATTTTTATTTATATTGTTATTTTTTATTATATTATAATTGTATTTGTATTTGTATTAGCGTAATGTAACAATACATATAGAATAATATATTCTTAATGTGTAATACATTAAGATGTTACTTAAGAAACTCATTAAATATGCTCCCATTGCGTAGGCTGACTTCTTTTGAAATAATCCACCAATCAAACCACCAAGAGCTAATATTGCTAAAAATAAATTCAATAATCCTATGTAATAAAAAAACGCGCAATGAGCTTTGCTTAAGGGAGACATCAAATTATCAAAAAAATCCATTTTATAATAATAATATAATATAATATTTTATAATTATAAAAAAAATCTTAAATAAAGAAAAATGCTTAAATAAAGAAAACAATTAAAGAAAACAATTAAAGAAAACAATTAAAGAAAACAATTAAAGAAAAACAATTAAAGAAAAACAATTAAAGAAAAACAATTAATTAGGCTTTATAATATATTTTGTAACATGCTTTTGAGAGTCCAGTTTTTGCCTAGATAAGTACAATTCTTTTAAATCACTTGTTTCATAACCGTATGGTCTAATATTTGATAATGTATTATCAAATATATATGGAGTATGCTTATTTATTGCTAAATTAGTTTTGTTATAATATGGACATACACTACATTCATTGCACGAATTAAGCTGATTATTACTTATAATAGATTCAGCATTAATTTGTAAATAATGCCTATAGTCGCTGTTATTTTTAATATTATTATTTCGTTTAAGCATTTCATCATTTAAAACGGACGAATAATAATTGCTAAATAATCTCGAGTCGTCCATTAATGGAGGAAAATTCATATTAATATTATTTGAACCAACTGCACACGAACCATAATTCATATTTTTATTATATATTTATTTAATAATATATTTATTGTTAAAATAAATATATTATTACTAAGAGATGCTGATTAAGACTTTTGTAAAATTTTAATTAGATCAGCCTTTTTCATTTTTTGTGCACTTTCATTATCAAGTAAATTTCTCGTTACAGCTATTGTTTTTAGGTCATCAACTTTCATTT